CAACCTTTGGAGTTGCAAGGGGACATTACAGAGGAGACAAAAGAAGAATTAAGCAAAGTAGAGTTGGGGGACGATAGCCGCCCTTTTCTTGATGACGAGTTAGCCCACGAGATGTTAGATGCATTGGCTGACTTGGGTGAGGAAGAGCCAGAGGGCTATGAACTCATTGATGCAGAAGAAGTAGGAGATGAAGAGCCAGAAGACTTTGATGTTGAAAGCTATTTAAACGGGCTTGTAAGCCTTTCTGCTACGCAAGATAGCAACCAAGACACCGAACTCTACAAAGTGCGTTACAAGTACTCTAAAGGCACTTCAAAGACACCTATGGGTCAAAGCAGAACTTTCTGTAAGACTATGATGTCTAAAAAGATGTTATACCGTAAGGAAGACATTGGACAGATGAGTGCAAGAGGTGTCAATAAATCATTTGGACACAAGGGTAGAAACTACTCACTATTTAAGTACAAGGGTGGTGTAAACTGCTACCATAGATGGGAGCGTAGAATCTACAAGAAGAAGTTAAAGAAAGACGGAACTGAATGGGGTGGTAACGCTCTACAGGGGACAAAGTTTGTGAATGTAAACCAAGCGGTAAGAGAAGGATTTAAGATGCCAAAGAACCCTAAAGAGGTGGCTCAAGCTCCTATTGATATGCCGAGACAAGGGCATCACCCTAATTACGGAAAATAATGGCAAAGGTATTATTTATAAAGAGAGACGATTTAGTACGCAATAGCGTATTGTCTGGCAACATTGATTCGGACAAGTTTCTTCAATTCATAGAGATTTCTCAAGAAATCCATTTGCAGAACTATCTTGGCACAAAGCTCTACGATAAGTTACGCAATGACATTATAGGCGGTACATTGACTCCTGCTTACGAGACTTTGTTAGATGACTATATCCAACCGATGTTGATTCATTGGGCTATGGTAGAATACCTACCTCACGCAGCTTATACTATTGGCAATGGTGGTGCTTACAAGCACACGGCAGAGAACAGTATAGCTATGGAGAAAGACGAGGTAGACTTCTTAACGAACAAGCATAGAGATATTGCTGAACACTACACTCGTAGGTTTATTGACTTTATGTCTTTCAATCAGTCTACATATCCTGAATACTATACAAACAATAATGATGACATCTACCCAGACAAAGATGCGGTCTTCAACGGATGGCAACTATAAACGCTACAAGGTCAAGGAGGTTAACTTAAAGAAGCTGCAAAAGCTGATTAAAAAATTAGAGAACAATGGCAACTGACGAAAAAGGATACGGGTCAATATATGGCTCAACTTGGTGGGGTAGCGGAGATGCTTTCACTAATACAATCGGATGGGGTAGTGCAATGTTCTATATTCTTGCTCCTGCTGCGTATCAGCAGAGAGTATTAGCTGATGGTGGAGAGTTAGAGGCTTTTGAATGTGTTAGTAAGGCAATACGAAGAATGCCTCAAGCGGATGAGTGATATAAATGAATTAAAACAATAAATTATGGCGAGTCTATATGATTCAGCTTCCCTAGTTATGATACCTTCGGGAGTGAAGGAAAGTAAATTGTACTCTATCAAACCAACGGACGGAACGGGCGACTTCACCTTTACCAGAGGGACGGACACCGCAACCCGTGTAAATAGTGCGGGACTTATTGAGAAGGAGACTCAAAACCTACTATTGCAGAGCAACACATTCAGTAATGCAGTATGGGTCAATAATGCGGGGTCGTGTACAAGAACATCGGGTCAAGCGGGATATGACGGCACGAATGATGCTTGGCTACTTACTCAAGATAGTTCGGGTTATGATAATATAGTTCAATCAGTAAGTTCTTCGGGCGTAAACACATATAGCATTTATGCGAAAGGAAGTTCAACCGCATTTACATTGCGTATCACAAATACAGGAGATAGAGTTTTATTTGATTTAAATACGGGTAGTGTAGCAAGTACTTTCGGTAGTAACCTCATAGACTATGGTATGACCGATGTAGGTGGTGGTTGGTATAGATGTTATTTGACGGCAAACACAACAATCACGGACTTAAATATATACCCTTATTTTGATAGCACTACGGCAACGAGTGTAACAATCCAAGATGCCCAGCTAGAGCAAAGCCTCGTAGCTCGTACTTATATAGAAACAACTACTGCCGCCGTTTATGCTGGTATTACCGACAACCTACCACGCCTTGACTATTCGGGGGGTGCTTCGTGTCCTTCTTTGTTGTTAGAGCCGAGTAGGACGAATTTGATAGACCAAAGCGAGTATTTCGGAAGCTGGCTTACATTAAATTCTTCAGCAACCGACAATGCCGCAATATCACCCGAAGGCGTTACAAACGCGGCGGCGTTAGTAGATGACGCAACAAACGGGGCGCACTATTTACAAAGTGCAGTTATAACCCACGCAACGGGTGAAGATATGATGGCTTCGGTATTCTTAAAAAAAGGAACAAGAAGCCAAGCGAGGGTTCGTTTAAGTGGGGGCGCAAGCGATGCCTATTTTAACTTAGACGATGGTTCGGTTATAAGTGAAAACGGGTGTACGGCAACGGTTGAAGATTATGGCAACGGTTGGTATAGATGCGCAATCTTTGACACTTCGGCGGCCTTTGGTTCGGGTAGGTTACAAGTAATGAGTGCCGTAAGTGGAAATTCTACATATGTAGGGGACGGCACAGAGGCTATTTATATTTATGGCGCACAATACGAACATAACGCAAGCTACCCAACAAGCTATATACCTTGTATGGGGGTTAGTGCTACGAGGGCAAAAGATTTTATCAACCAAAACATACAAACCCTTACTTCGGGGCTTACCGAAGGTACTTTATTCATTGAGTTTGAAAAGCCAAACACGGGAGAAAATAATGATTTAATGAGGTTAAGGGGTAGTGGAAATTTAGGCCGTGCGTATATATACAATTATGGAGTAGGCTTTGCTTCCGATTGGGGAACATCTCAAAATTTCACAATAGGTGAAAACACCAAAGCCGCTTGGCGATTAGACTCTTTGTCTAGTGGGGTTGAGTTTCTTAACGGCGTAAAAGGTGCGGGAGGTAGCGGTACGGCTTGGAGCGATATAAGACAATTCCGCTTTAATGCCGACGGCAATGGTGGCGTGTTAAAGATTAAGCAAATCTTATTCTTCCCAACGGCACTAACCGACGCGGAATGTATAACCCTTACAACTTTATAATATGGAAACATTCAGAAAATATGGGTTTACAACCCCAGCCTTATGGCAGTCTGCAAAAGCTGAAATAAGCACAACGGACGAAGAAGGAAACCAGCAGTATAACGATAGTGTAACTGCCGTTGTGGAGCTTGGAAACCTTTGCGAAACTTGGGGAACAGACGAAGAAGGGAACCCCGTTTGCGAGGTCGTGAGTTCAATATATAGTGTAGATGTATTATGGAAAAACGAGCCTAATTCTTCAAAGGTTTGGGCTAATGCTTTGTTATGGGTTGAGCCAGTAGGTATTCACACCTTCGGGCCAAAGCACGCGGCAGAGTACGCTAAAGCGTATTGTGAGGCGAACCCCGAAGCGGAATACTGCAACCCACCCGAAGAAGTAGAAGAAAATGTATAGTAGTTTTCACGGTGCTATTGGCGGTGCAATAATGATAGCGATGCCTAATCCATTGGGTGCGGTCGTTGCCTTTGCATCACATTTTGTGGTTGATTACATAGGGGAATCATCTATTGGCAACACCAATCGTTCAGTAATCATTGAGGGGTTGTTGTTTGCTGCCTATTTGTTAGGGGCTTATTGGGGTGGCGTGTTCTTATTAGGGGCTATTGGTTGGGTGATGGCTAATTTACCCGATTTAATTGACAAGCCCAACCGTTGGTTTAGAGGAAAAAAGGAATGGTTCAGTTGCCATAATGGTGTTGGATTATTTCAATACAAGGGTTTTAAGTTAGGCTACCCAGTGAAATTAAAAATTAGCAAAGAACAAACATTGATTTGCAACTTTTTCGCAACGATTGTTTGGTTATTGATTTGCATTGTAAAATGAAAAATGACAACCAGTTAATATGAAACTATTGATTGCCTTATTGATGCCATTCGCGTTGATTGGGCAATCGTATTGTAATCCTTACTACAAACCAAAACCAGTATGTGGTGGTGAACAAGTAGTTTTTAATGTTTATGGAGGTGCTTGTTTTCACTACAACTCCTTTGGATACGGAATGAATTACAAAGGATTAACGCTTGATGCAGTAGTAATGAGTAAGGCAGAAAGGATGCCTAATATGGATGGTGAGATATATGGACTTGTAGGGTACGAAAGAGGTTTAGCCACAGGAGGCGGTATATCAAACAACGGATGGGTAGTCTACGGAGGTTATAACCAACAGATATACAAGAGGCTATTTACTTATTTGTACTTGTACCAAACAAGTTATAATATGAGCCACATAACATTAGGAATAAAGATTAAGATATGAATGACAAGAACTACATACCCTCTCGCACCTCACCTAAAGGCAGTAGAAGAGGTTGCCTATGTTGGGAGACCTCAACCTACTCTATAGACTGTTGTGATGGTTCTGTAAGAGCGCAAGGTGTAGGAAGCGTTTATTTGACAGATGAAGAATGAAGCTAACGGAGAATTTAAGCCTTGCCGAAGCGACATACTCTGCGACTGCTTTACGCAAGGGGATTGTAAACGAGCCAACAGTATCTCACCTAATCAATTTGAAGGCAGTAGCCAACAATATCTTTCAGCCTTGCCGAGAACATTTTGGAAAGCCATTAAGAGTTACTTCTGGTTATCGGTCAAAGGAGTTAAACGAGGCTATAGGAGGTTCTAACAACTCACAACATTCAAAGGGTGAAGCATTGGATATGCAGTCTACAGGAGGGTACACGAATCGTGAACTCTTTATGTATATCAAAGATCACTTAACCTTTGACCAACTCATAGGTGAGTTTCCCGATAATATGGGTGAGTATGCTTGGGTACATTGTTCGTACAAAGAAGAGGGTAATAGAGGCGAGGTACTCGTAGCGTATAAGGATAACGGAAAGACACGATACACGAAATGGTAAACTTCA